TCTTTCTTGAGTATAAATTTAAGCACTTCGTCATGATTGCCTTCTGGCTTTTTTCCAAACTCATCTGAAAATTCCTTAAATTCCTTTACAGATAAAGTTCTTTCAGCAATCCAAAGAATCATCTTTGTTTGTTCAGATAGTGCTTTCCCAATGCTTTCCCATGTCTTTTCATATGGGTCTGTCATTCCATTTCACCGGCCTTCCACAGCTTTCATATTTAAAAGAGGACACCAGTCAGGTCTTGGCAATCCATACGGAGCCGCTAATCGCTTGTTTTTGTCCGGTGGTTTAATCAGTTGGCAATGCATGGGATATTCAGCGTGAAAGCATGGACAATCGCCACACCTTTCTGGCATTTCAATATCTATCATTATCATTCCCACTTCACCGGCCTTCCGCACTCATGGCAATATTTGTCATCCGGTGAGATGAGTGCGCGGCAATTCCCGCACAAATCCCACAATGTGCCGCCATATTCACTTTGCTCTCTGTCTGGCACGACTGGTTCCTGCTCTTTCAGCAGGGCAAACGCTTCCTTCGCAATAGTCTGCACTTCACTGTCGCTGTGATAATCGCGCCAATCGTCAAACGTCAGCCCTTCCAGCCAGCTCATGACCTTTTCTCTTTCGGTCATTCCCATTTCACCTGCCTCCCGCAATATCCACAGTAATTGATCTCCCTGTCTGCCCTCTTTCGTGGCAACCTCTGACCGCATTTCCCACAATATGCTTTCCCTTGCGTCCATGTTGGCACAACTGCAAAATGATTTTCCAACAAATCCAGAGCGTCTGATAGCGCATCTGTGGTTGCTTCTGCATCAAAAGGATCTGCGTTTTGAGCGTCAATGATTTCCTGTATGACAGTTTCTATTTCCTTCATTCCACTTCACCTTTTTCCCGCACATCCTACAGAATTTATCCCCATCTGTTATAGCTACACCGCATGACCCGCAACACCAGACAAGCATATGCATCACTTCGCGCTGTACAACCGGTACCGCTTCCGGCTCTTTCAATAGTTCTAGAGCCGCTTTGGCGATATTCCTAACTTCGCTGTCGCTGTGATAAGGTCGCCAATCTATGTCTGAAAGCCCTTCCAGCCAGCTCATAACCTTTTCCCTGTAGGTCATCCAAATTTACCTCCTAAACTTCTCGTATCCGCATCCCGTGAACACTTAGCATGAGCTTTTTCTTGATTTTATAGACATCTGTCCGGGTTGCATCCGATTTCACATCCTCTACAATGATCAGCCCTTTTTCCATGTATACAAAGTCCGCAATATACTTGACGGCCCTTTCAATGACTTTCCCATCTACTACTTGGTGAGGAATAAGTTCAAAAGGGACTTGCCGCCTAAGATCGCTGATCTGTCCCGTTTTCTCTAACAGCTTGAGTTCTTGATACCTTGCATATTCTTTCTTGCTGTCAAACGATTCTCCATCTACTGTGATTCGTTTGTTGTGGTATTTATTTCCAGATATTCCGTTCTGATATACCCTCGATCCGTTACGCACCATTCTTCGCTGTACGCATAGACGGTAACTATTGTTCCCGGCTTTACCCATCGTATTCTTTTGCCTCCTACTTTGTTTCTGCAAGCAACTCTGCCGCTTGCAACTACTGTTGCCGATGTTTCTTCCACTACTGGTTCATCTTTGACGGTATACCCTTTTGCAATCCAGCCTTCATCGACTTCAAATGACAGTTCTGGGCAATGCAGAAATCCGTTCCTTTCTCTCTTGTCTATCGTGACAGGATCGCCACACATGAAGTATCCAATAAAAGAGGCGTGTTTATTCGGCTTTAAACGAGCGTTTAAAACGGTTCTGGGGTTGCATAAGATAAAATACTTTTCCGTATCTGCACCCGCTTTAGAAACCAAAATAACCGGGTTTATCACGGTGGTACACACGACAGCGATAAACAGGATCAATTTCCGCAAGATTTTCTTCATGCCGTTTCCCTCCGAAGCCGATAGTTGTTCAGCGGATTCCTGTCCACCATCACCGTATATCCATTGCACCGTTCATATACTCGGCTGAAAACACCCTCATCGGCTGGTAGCAAGTGATCCAGCAAGCTCCATTCTGACGATATGATTGTTGGCTTGTTCATGATGTACCGAGCGTTCAGGATGGTGAAAGCAATCTTGATGTCCGCTTCCGAAAACACAGGATTCGGTGAATACTTCTGTTTCAGAAGATCGTCAATGTACAGTACGGAAACGCCGATGTAGTCCGAAACATATTCCTCAAAGTCATCATCATTGACTCCTGCTTTCAATCTCCGGGCTTCATCAACCCACTGCATATATTTGACTGCAATGTTATGCTTTAACAGCTCTCCGCAGACCGCTGTGCAAATATGGGTCTTTCCGCATCCGGGATTACCGCCGATGTACAGCCACGGAATCCGATCTCCTTTTTCGGCTGTCAGCAACGAGTTGAGATATCTTGTCGCCGTGTTCTTTACCATTTGCTGATCAGGAGTGTTGCAAATGAAAGCATCGAATGTCTGCCGCTGTACAGCGTCCGCAAGCCCCGAACTTTCAAGCCGCTGTTCTGCTTCTCTTGCAAGCCGACAGGAACACTTCGTCACAAACTGATATCCCGCTCCGTCCGTATGTTCAAGCCATCCTGTGTCGTGGCACTTCTCGCATCTGTATGCTTTCTCAGGACTTGAGGAAGGAGTAATCGCCCCGTACCTCGCCTTGAGCATTTCCACGACTGTCTGAATACCCTCCATTTGCGCTCCACCCTTTCCGTTTTCCTTCCCATGTTCTAATAGCGGCTTTCCAGTCTTTCATGGGCTGGCTTCCGATCTTCCAGCCTTTTGATTCGTAGAAGTTGATGAATGTGTCGGCATCTTGAGGAGTGAGTACGTCATTCCGCTCTATGATGTAGGCCCTCACTTCTTCTACTGTTGGTTTGACGAACCGTCCGCTTGCCGCCGTGGCGGCTACTTCGTTATTTGTATTTGTTTTTTGTTCTTTGTTTTTTGTTATTCGTTTTTTGTTTATGGAATTTGCTTCCGTTTGTTCACTTTTGTTTTCGTTTGCTGAATTTTGTTCCTTTTTGCTTCGACTTGCTCCGGCTTTTGCTCGGACTTCGGAGATAGCTTGATTCCTGTCTATAGCACCTTTCAGGAACCGAAAAGCAATCTTTTCCGCACCAGTCAAACGGCTCTCATATTCTTTGCCGTTTGCATAATCTATGATAGAGCGCACTAATCTTCCGCACTCTTCGTCCGTGAGGTCTTGAGTGGATTCGTTGAAGTCAAGAAACAGTGGTATATACTCACGGCTCACTGTTTACACCGCCTTTGAATACCGCATATAGTGAACTTCTTCACCGTAGCGATTTTTTGAGGATACCATTTCCTTCTTAATTGCCAGCCCGTTTTTGGTAAGCTCGTGAATACGGGACGCAAGACGTGTGATGCCGAGCTGTGTAAAGGCTTCCATCGTGGATATTGACCCGAAATCGTCCATGTATTTGACTATCCGTTCTTTTTGCGTCATGACTACCTCCTAAAGATAGGACTTCCCAAAAATGTCCATAAACTCTTGGTGGCTGTACAGCTCTTCGAAACGTTCCTGACAAGTCCTTTGGAGCATTTTGTCTAGCTCCTTGTTCTTGTCGTGAAGTTCCATGTGCAGATCGTGTCTGAGCCATACCCAGCAACCGTATTTATCGGCGGCTTTACGCCGGGGACCGTGGTATATGTGGTGTTTGTCCAGACCCACCACAGCCCCCGTGATAAAGCACTGTTTTTCCGTTTGAAGGATACTGTTCATGCTGTCTCCTTGAGCTTGGTCAGAATGCTTTCAACGTCCACTGTTGCACCGCAAGTCTGCAAGACTCCGGTAAACTTGTCCCGGTAGGAGATCATTTCCCGGTAAGCTGTCTGAATCAGCAGTTTTGTCTTATCGACACTCTTCACAATTTCCTGAATAGGTTCATAGTTGTTTGTGGTCGGGTCGATCTTGAAGTAGCACTTCTGCGGCTTCTGTTCCGGCTCTTCAACGTTTACAAACACAAGGTGACTCATCAAGTCCCGCGCTTGCCGTTTCCTGTACAGCTCTGCCGCCTTGTCGTTGTTCCACTCAAATTCGTTGTGAAGGGGAGCGTCCACCGGAGTGTTTTCCTTCACAACTTCATCCGCATTCAACCGTCCTTCGCTTGCAAGACGATCAAACTGTTCCCCAGCAATCTCCGGGGATACGCTTGCCCGGAATCCTGCCGCCCATGCCCGTTTCTGTTTGTAGACCATTGTTTTGATTGCCCTCCTAATATTTTTTATTTTCCCCATTTTGCGGTTAGCTCTGCCGCTTCTTTTGGGGTTATTGTTGGGATACCTAATTGCTCTGCTTCGTGGATAAGTCCGTCTATGAGCTTCGCCATCTGCTTGGAGTCGTAGTAATGAGAACCCTTGTAGAAGATTGCGTTTGTGCAATCCTTTGTCTTACTCGGAAACGTTTCTACTTGGAAACCAAGCCCGAAACTGTTCCAATCTTCTATCGCCTGTTCAAGCATTTTGTCTGGAACGCAATGAACAGTGTAGACACCGCTGTCGATAATGGCTTTCCTGTACACCTCATTCTTAGTAAGGTTCAGCTTCTTTGCAATTTCTCCGACAAGCACCCAGCAATAAGCATTAGCATCCAAGCTCCTGCGTTTCCGTGCTTTTGAAATCTCTATCTTGACCATTCCATCCTTCAGGCTGTCGTACTCTTCCCTAAAGTCCTCTGATACGGTAACAGTGATGTTCTGTTTTCCGTCTCTGGAAAAGGTCAAATCTGTAAGAACACCGATCATTTTTTATCACCGTTTGGTCTAAAGTGATTGTAGATAGCTTCAATTAACTGTTTTGCTTCGCCTATCTTGAGCTTGTCCGCAGGAATGTCTTCGATCACCTTATCTTCGATAAGTTGTTTCCGCATTTCAGCAAACTTAGCTAACATCTGCTTCTTGTCGGCGATGTTGAACATCTGTCCCATAAAAACCAGCTCGTTTGCGATATAGTCCTTCGCTGTGGTAATCATTGGCTGATTCTGCGGTACTTTGTCGGTCGTTGTGACAACAGCCTTTGCATCAGGCTGAGAAATGGGCTTCTCTGGCTCGTTATCCGGCTTTTGGGGCTTCTCCTGTGTGTTACTCCATTGAAATACAGGCTGGTTGCTACGGGCGTTTTTTACCCGGAGAAAGGTAATGTTGCCTTTTTCGTCATACCGAATGTCTGTAACAGTGAAGTTATCGTAGCAAGCCCACTTGCCGTTGAAGCCTTTCTTAATCTCGCACTTATCTGCAGGAATCCAGATAAACGGAGCGGAATACAGCTCCCGGCCAATGCCCCAGTTGAAGCAAGCTCGCTTAAAACTGTCGGACGCAAGACCTTTTTCCTTCTCGGTATTGCTCTCCGTTCCGGTATCCTCTTTGGAAATCCACTGCTGTTTCTTTTCGTCCCAGATAGAAACGATGCAGTTTCGGTTATCTCTGGTGTGTTCTCGTTTCCAGTTCATCGGAGTGACAGTTTCATCCAAAATGTTCTGGTCGCACCGAGCGTCCTTGTAGAGCAACAGGCTCAATCCAGTCGGCTCTCCGTCTTTATCCTTGATAGTGCTGATGCGGCAGTCAATTTCGTCTGCCACCAGCGGCCTAAACATAAACATCAGCTCACCTCCACAATAAACTCGTCCTCACGGGGCGTAACAGTAATTCCGGGGACAATTTCTCCTTCCTCTGTGCAGACAGAATTGCCGGAAACGGTAACAGTCTTTTTAAACGCAGACCAGTCCAGCTCTTCCTTGACCTTAATAAACTTCTCGCCCTCATTCTTCTTTAGCCAAGCAATGGTGTCTTTCTGCTTTTCCTTGTATTCGTACTCCGGCTCACGATGCTTGAGCAAAAGCTTTCCAGACGGCAGAGGATAGGAAACCTGAGTTTTCGTTTCCTTAGTGAACTTGCCATCTTGCCGTTCTGCAAAGTAGGGGCGAAGCATTTCCTTGAAGAACTGTTCCTCTTCCTGTTCGGCGTGTTCAATCTCTGCAATACGGCTCTTGTAGAACTCCATCTGCCGATTGATCTCTTCGATCTCACGTTCTTTTTCTTTCCGGGCAGTGCGTATCTTTGCCAAGCACCATTCCGCTTTCATGTCGTTATCTACGACAAACCGTTCCCGGATAGGCTGTTCCTCTTTCAAAAGTTCACTCATTAAAATTCCTCCTTGATTGTCCCGTGCTATTGTGATACAATAGCAACGAAAGGTTGTTTGATTGCCCTCAAACGCTTTCTCTCCCGGTTTTGTGGTGTGTCCGACCACAAGCCGGGTTTTCTTTTTTACAGCGACCGCATCCTGCGCCGCTGTGTTCTCCACATCCGGAAACGTTCCAACAGTGTAAGCCGATGCGCCTTGATTTTTCCTGAACCCGGGCAGTAATAGTAGTTACCATTCATTTTTTACCCCTCCATTCTTTGCCGTTGATTAACAATGTGATCGTATAGATCGGAAACGCTGGTTGCTAACGATTCTATCCGGTCATATTCAGAACTGCCCGTTACGTGGTTGGAAGCTTCATAGAGCAAATCCTGTACCTTCGCAAGGTGAGTCAAAGCTTTCTCGATGCTTTTTATTGCATCGTTCCACTCCGGGTACTTATCTTCCGGCAACGCATTAAGCTCTTCCCACTGTCTTGCAACATCCGCTTCATACAATGCGTCAACTTCTCGTGCAAGCTGATAAGTCATCTTATTGCCCTCCTGATGTCCTTTGCTGGGGCAAGTGTTCGACTCAGCTCCCAGCGTTCTACTTCTTTCTCTTTCACCATAAGCGGCTTTTCCATGTGAACCATCTGCCGAATATAGTTCCTTGCCGTGTTTGGTGAACACTGGTATCGGCTCTGAATGTCTTTAACCGACAGCAGGTTTTCCATCGTTCTCGTCCTCGTACAGTTCCGTCCAGTTGCAACCGTACTCGTCTGCTAATTTCTTAGCCGTTGCAACCGGGAGTTTCCGCTGACCCGTTTCGTAATGGCTGACACAGGACTCATTGCGTCCGATGCGTCTGCCAACCTGTTTCAGCGTCAGCCCCTTCGCTTTGCGAATCCTCCGCATGTTCGTCACTTGCTCACCTCCTTTACCGTTCATCAAGTACAGCTTTATGATACGACAAACTTTACAGTTTGTAAAGCTTTTTTTGCCGGAACTTTATTAAGAGTTTATTAAGAAATCTTTACAAAATGTATAGTTTTCAGTATAATAAAAGACGTTTTGAGCAAAGAATCACGTTCAAAAAACGTTCAGAAAAAGCCACCCAGCTTTCACCGGGTGGCGAGAATCAGGCAAGTTTCGCCATGACCGCATCGTAGAGCTTCGGCTGTATTACAGAAAGCGTCTGCATCAGTTCATCAAGAACCGGAAGGACTCTTTCTTGCTCCTTACCATCAACAGCTCTCGCAAAGTCACTGTCCCTGTCGGTTTCGATCACAGCGACAGGCGCAGGAGCAAACGAGTAGGAGGGCGTCTGTTCGACTTCCTTTTCTTCCCCGAACATTTCACGCCTGATGGTATAAAAAGCCGCAAGCATCATACACGTTTTTGCATCTGGGTTCCGCTTGCCTTGACATTCGGCGATAGCCGTATTCAGATCGGATTCCGTGATCACGGCTATCCCTCCTGTCACATGGATTCAATCTTTGTGATAAACCGCTGGAACTCCTGACGGGTACGCTCATCCGGCGCATCCTGCATCAGCTCACGCAGTTCTTCGACCATCCCATTATCACGGGAATAACCACGCTCGCGGGAATACCGTCCCATGCTATCACGCTTCTGAGCATAGCTCCTGCGGTAAGAACCACGGTTCATATCGTCGTAAGAGCCGCCCATATACGGATAATTGCTGGAATAGCCTTCATCTTCCATCATGCCAACAGTCGCTTTGACGGACTTGAGAGCATGAGTTAGCTTGTCGATGTAGTCCAGATCGCCAGCGGACAGTTTACCACCAGCGGAACGAATCTTCTCATTGGCCTCGCCAATTTCACGAGACAGCGTTTCGCACAGCTCGTGAAGGTCTTTGGTATAATCCACTTGCTTTTCCTCCTTTCATCAAGCAATTCTGGCAATAACGAGGTTCGCATTCTGGACGTTGATAGCCGGTGCAGGAACAGCCGCTGGATCATCAGTGATGCCAGAAACGTATTCCACACTCAGGCTGAAGCAACAGCCCTTCGGAACCTTGATAATCGCCGTGCTGGTTACATTGCCGTATGTGTCAACAGCGGCAGGAACGAAAATCGCTCTGCTCGTGACACGAGGTTCACCGTTGACCGTGATCGCAACCGCAACCGGGCCAACAGTACCGCCTTCAGGAATAGCAATGTTTCCATTGAACGTGACCTGATAGGTCGCAAAGCACTGACCATTGGTGATGCCACGGAGAATAAAGACCCCTGTTTCGTCCTCGTGGTAAACATAACCACGATTGCAAGGGATGGATGCGTTGAACAGTACCGGGGAGTTCAGATTCACAACCTGCACCGGGTTCGCAAGATATTCTGCCGCCATGCTCTCACCCCTTATGCTCCGCAACCGCACCCACAGCCGTTAACGGTCTGAGGGCAGGTAAAAATCGGAGTGCGCCCGTAGACGGGAGTGGTAGGAACCGGGCAACTGTTCAGCCGATTGTACAGGGCATCAACCTCATTACTGAAGCCCTGCTGAATAAAGGCATTCTGAGCAGTCTGAGATTCACGCAGTGCCGCCATGTTAAGCTGATTCTGAAGCCCAACATTTTCCCTCTGAGCCGCCGCAAGCTGTCCTTTAACGCCGTCCAGTTCCAGAGCGCACAGCTTGTCCAGAATCGCCTGAGTGCCACGGGTCTGAGCATCGATAATGTCACGGGTGTTCTGCATCGCCGCAGTACGGTCAGCGCAGTTTTCAGTTGCGACAGTATACTTGAGGTCCGCAGTCGCCGCCCGATTGTCACAGCAACACTGAGCGAGCTGGGCCTGAAGAGCGGTCATACCCTGTGTATTGGCAGTCTGAGCCGCAAAGCTCCGTTCCAGATCAGAAATCTGGTTGGTGTACATCTGCTGTGCAAGAGCGTTCTGCGCTCCGGTAATAGCCGCCGTAGTCCCAGCAAAACCGTTGCAAAGCTGGTTGGAAATGCCATATACGCCGTCACGGATGGAGGTAATATTGTCGTTCAGCATCTGGTCACGGAAACCGCCGTTGATGTTCTGGCTGTTGTTCATCCACGGATACAGCTCGTTCATGCCGCCACCGAAGCCACCGAAGCCATTGCCCCAGCCGCCAAGCAGGATGAACAGCAGGATAATCCACCAGCCGTTACCATCGCCAAAGCCGAAACCGCTGTTGTTGCCCATTCCGCTGGGCTGTACAAGCATGGTAGTTCCCATGCCGTTTTCATCAGTAAGAGCCATTTACTTGACTTCCTTTCGTTTGATTTATACTGAACCGTCTATGCGCACTTGACGGAACGTATCTTTTTTACTTGACGGTTACTTGATTCCGATCAATTTCTGCAACTGCTGTGCCATCTGCACCGCCTGATTGTACTGAGATTGGCTGATGCGCCCGGAGTTCAGCAACTGCTGTACTTGCTGTTGCGGATCACCACGGAACATCTGTTGGAACTGTTTGAACCGATCTATTATGCTGTTTCCTTGCATTTGCTGAAAAAGCGGGTTCATTTTTATACCTCCGGCGCAATTTTCTGAAGTTTCGCTTTTAAGCCGTCTATTTCGCTTAAAATGCCGTCTATTTCGCGTTTTGTGACAAACTCTGAGTATTTATCCATTGGAACTGTTTCAACGGTTTTAGACGGGTTTTTAGCGGTTTCTCGTATAGTGTAATCAAGTACCTTCATTGTCGGCATTCCTGAAGCATCAGCAGACTTGAGGTAAATAGTTTGCGACTCGCTGTCCCAGAGCTGGACAGTAGTATTCGGAGCAATAAGATAAGACTTCGCCCCGGCTTCACCCTGCACCCAGATAATTCCATTCTGTTGCACGGGTGCAAGATTTTGATTTTGAACTTGAACGGGCGTGTAAGGTTGTGTGAATGGTTGATACGGCTGATACCCAACTGGGAAACCATTATTGAAAGCCATGGTCAACGCTCCTTTCTATGCCAGTAGTATTGAGGGATTTCCTTTGATGAATCCCAAGAATCGTAGATATATCCGTCCCGTACAGTTGCGACATGGTTGCCAAAGCCGAGGACGAAAACGCCATGAGGATGCTCAACAGCGAAGTCCTCCGCTGTGTAACAGTCCGGGCAACTGTTCGGAATTGCTGAACGGTAGAAACCTTCCTGTCGGAGAACGGCTCCCCAGACAGAATTTGAGGACGGCATATCGCCCATCTGAAACGCCGCTTTGGCTATCCTCAGAAAGGCAGTCTCCCAATCAATTCCGAGAGCAACAGCAACAGCACGAACAGCGCAATCTCCGACATTTCGTCCAGCCGGGTTCTCATTGAAATACCTCCATCTGCTCACGGCATGATTCCTCCACGGACTCAACATATCTTTCGAACTCGTCCAGCTTTCCTTGGCGTTTGTAAACGCCATACATATGAAGCGCAACCTCTCTGGTCATGCCACAATCAATCAGCCTTGCAATCAGGGCGTTCATGCTACCGCCTCCTTGCCTGTATTTTGCCAATAAAAAAGCCGCTGGGCGAGGAAGCCCAACGGCAAGTTTCAGGAAACCTTTAGGAAATCAGAACTTCTTGATCAGTTCAAAAACGACTTTTTCTCCGTCCCAGACAACTGCTTCAACAGTTCCGTGATACCCTCTTTTCTGATACCTTTCTGCGAGAGCGAGCGCACCGGGTTCTGTTTCTCTGCGGTGCGGTGTATGCCCTACGCAAATCTTGTAGCTCTCAATGTGCCCTTTTTCGATAGTCATCTTACTCGCCCTCCTCAATTCTTCTTCTGGAATCGTTTCCACTCGCTCATTATCGCTTCTGTGACACGCTGTTCCTGAAGCTCTAAACCTTTTTCGTTTAGCTCCCATCCAAAGCGTCCGTATTTCCGAAGGCTCCAATCTTTTCTTGCCCATCCGGGGAAATCTCCATCGTTGAAGTACCGATAATAGCTGTGAAAAATGCTTTCGGTTTTCTTTGTCCAGTTCCAGCCGTTATGCACAGCGGCAAGAAGCCCTTCGTACTTTTCTTGCTCTACGCCGTTTCTGTTCCAATACATATTCTTCATCGTCTTGTCCTCCTTATTTCCTGTCCTTCTTAAAAACGAGAACTTCTCCGGTGTCACAGTCTGTAATATCTCCGGTATCCTCTACAAAGTAGCAGTCTGTTTCGTCGGCGTACTTTTTCCACTCTTCGTGAGTAATAAATCCAAGGTTATGCATGACATAAAAGCTGTTTCTGATATTGGAAAGTTCTTCGTTGTCCACTGCCATCTTCGTGACTTCGATCATCTGCTTAACATTCATTGCCCGTTTCATTTGATTGCCCTCCGTTTCATCGTTCCGTGGTGTTACTGTTGACAGTGTGTATGATAACACACTTTAACATAAGTGTCAACAGGAAAATTAAAAATTTTTGCAAAAAATAATACTGGCGGCGAACCGCCAGTATCTTTAAAGTTTCAGGGTTTCTTGAATCGCCTTTCGAATAAGATTTTTGATGAAAGGTGCCTTTGCTGTCTGACTTTTTATGAAGTCGTACAGTTGTTTTTCTTCTGGGACATTCTGATTAAATCCAATGTTGATCCATTTGTAGTTATCCTTCAAAAACTGCTTGTCATACTCTTTCTTGTCGAACGGTTTGTCTGCCATTTCTCGCCCTCCTGTTTTGGCTTATTCCGTTGCATATTACCACACTTTGGTTAAAGGTTCAACTCTTACTCCTTGATGTCAAGAATCAGCTTGATCGCTTTCTCAGCTCTGGCAGTAGCAGTAACGATCATTCTCTTATCGTTCTTCAAAGCCTTGAGCCAGTTCTGAATGTACCCGGTGCTGTTGCGGAAGGAGCTGTCGGTTTCAATGCCCAGCGTTGCAACCAGCGAGCAAGCCCCGATCTCTGCTACCAATTCTTCAGTGGAGTATTCCTCGTCTCCGAAAGCGGCGTTTCTTTTAATCCGGTTCAAACGCTTCTCATGCCCGGTGCTGTGGGTAAGTTCGTGAAAGTAAGTAGAATAGAACTCTCCGTTGTCTTTGAACTGCTCCGGCAATGGCATTGTAACAGTGTCCATCATAGGGGAGTAGCAAGCCTTGTTTCCGTGAACAAACTTGACCGTGATGCCCTCCCGTGTCGTGTAGTCGCTTGCTATTTCGTCTGCTGTCTTGTTGCCGTTGAAGTCGTACAGCTTGTCAGCATCTTTGTGGTACTTCTGTTCCAGCCCTTCACACTGGCTGATCTTGAACACCGTTGACCATGTTATGCAAGGGTAGACTTCTTCGGTTTCGTTTCCGTCATCGTCCTTCTTCGGAACCATCTTGAAGAATATGACTTTCCTGCCGTGTTCGCCCTTCTTCACGTTGCCGCCCCGGTCAATAGCCTGTTTGAACGTAACCCATTCCCCGGCAATGTCTTTGGTAAGCTCGTCCCAATCCTTGTATTTCTTTTCCGGGTCAGCAAGCATGAACTGGTTCAGGAGTGAGTAGGCGTGTCCGTCCTGCCCACTCCATGCCATCGTTGCCGCCATTGCCCACGGCCTATTCCATGGGATAAAGCCCTGTTCCAACAGCTCGCAAATCCTGTCCGTGACAACCTGATAAGCATCAATCTTCATTGCCCTCAAACTCCTTTCTTAATCCCATCCAAGCATCTTCCAGATAGCATCCCAATCAGGAGGATTCGGCTCATCATTCTTGTGCTTGCTTTCCCATTCAATTTCTTTGTCTATCTTTTCCTGCTCTATTTCGTGCTGAGCCTTTGGATTCCTGCCGTTTCCGTATGTCCAATCGTTTGCATATTCAACATCGTATTGTCTTCCTCTGTACTCGTAGGTCACGATGTTTGAATACTTGCCGTAGGTAGTGAACAGCTTCTTTGCCTTCATTTCTCATTGCCCTCCATCTTGTCCAGAATCAGTATCCGCAAGGCCCTGTATCGCTTGCTGGCAGGACTTCCACTGTATCGAATCAGCTCGTCCAGCAGTTCTTCGTTCGACAGGTCTTCATAAAAGTTGATGTAATCCTCAACAGTGTATGTCATTGCCTTGTCCTCCTCACATAGCCTTGTTGGTGTATTCGAAACAGGACTTTTCACTGTTCCAGCGGTTGCCCATCAGCTCCTTGGCTACCCAGCGGTTTTCCTTGGTGCTTTTGATTACCTGAAACTCGTATCCATCAATTCCGATGTACTTATCGTTCAGGATGTACACTTCGTGACCTTCTGCGTCCAGCACCCTGTAGGCTTTCTCAATGAGCTTTTCCTTGCTAATACCGAATCCGTACTCGTTAATGATCTGCTGTAACCGTTCCATTTGATTGCCCTCCTTGCGGTTCGTTAGTGTTACTGTTTACATTATGTATAATAGCACACTTTAACATAAGTGTCAAGACTTTTTTATCAGTAATAAAGTCAGTATTTACAACGGGTCAAGCCGGATTGTCGGAAAATCAGTCAAAAAAAGTTCAAAAAAATGGAGGAATTTTACTTCCTCCAAACCGGGTCAGTGCTCAAGTGTTTCTCTCAGTTTGCGGTGCGTGTTGCCCAAAGACTCTGCTAAGGTATAGTCCTCTATTGCTTTTGCTTTGAGCAGTTCCATAATTCTGAGAATTTCTGCCCGGGTAAGCTGTACATCGTAGAACAGCGGAACGAGTTCGTAGTCCTTGATCTCTTTGTCTGTCAGCTCTCGATTGTATGTCAGCCGAGCATAAGCTTCATGCCTAATCTCGTCAATGAAACGAAGCTGGGTATTCTCGTCTATGAACTCCAATCCTTCTGTCGGCATAGCTCCGGGCATCGTGGGACGCTGAGTCATATAATAGCTGTACATTTTCTTCATTTTGAAACCTCCTTTGCTATTTTGTTGAACTTATCGTATCCGGGAACGAGCGACAACGTACTGCCGTTGTCCCAGACCATCATGATCTGTCCCATATCATCCACACCACGCACAGTTCCTTTCTCTCCGGGTTGTGGGACATAGTACGGATCATCCATCTCTATCAGTTCAACTCGGGTTCCTGCTGGGTATAATGTACGGATTCTTTCTATCTCTTTCTGGCTCGGTATACGGTTCATACTGCTTTCTCCTTCCTGCAGGTTTCTACTGCTTCAACGATGCTTTCAGCTTTCGCGAACTGTCCTGCTTCGTTTAGTGTAACTCTGTACGTGGTCTTGCAGATTATGTATGTCGTTCCTTGGCTGTTGTACTTCGCGATATGTCTGTTAAGAGCATTTCTTACTTCCCCGATGCTTAGATAGATTCTAAGGTAAGAATCGTCAAGATTGATTTGGCAGGAACCATCTTCGTTCCTTGCGCTGTACCACACACATTCTTCGGTGTTCATTATTACCTCCAATGCCGGGGATTAGCCGCCCCGGCTCGGTGTGTCGGTCTGTTATGCAACCGCCGTTTTCGCATTCAGCAAATCACATAGGAAGTAAAACTGTTCATCATATTCCATGGCCTTGTCTTTCTCGCTGATCATGTCAGCGATTTCGTCAGCGGATAGGGAGTTCCAGTAAAGCCACGATTCCAGCTTCTGGGTGTTTTCCCATTCGATCTGACGGTGAATCTTCAACCTTTCCTTCATTGTCATTGCCTTCAATCCTTTCTCCAGTGTCCGGCACTGGCTACGAGAGCTGGTGTCCAGCTCCCGTCTGCCAATGTCTGATTCACTTATCAAACACTCTGTGGAACACCCGCTCCAGCCGTTCCAACTTCTCTATTGCTTCGTCCAGTTCTTTGTGGTACAGGTTTGAGCTGTCGAAGTAAGGACGGTAGAATTCCAAGGTTTCTTCCTTTTCCTTCAGCTTTTCTTCGTACTCAGCTTTCATCTCATCCATCGCTCTCATTAAGCTGAGTTCTCTGTGCCAGTGTCCGTCTTTCTGGTCTTTCTTCCACTGTTTGCAAAATTCGTCTTTGTTGCCTTGGAAGTTGTAGTAGCTTTCTTCGATGTAATGGTACTCTTCGTAGCTGGGTTCGTATCCTGTCCGCTCGATAAACTCGCTCATCATCATTGCCTGTTGCCCTCCGTTTCATCGTTCCGTGGTGTTTCTGTTTACATTGTGTATGATAACACACTTTAACATAAGTGTCAAGCCTTTTTTTACATTTAATAAAGTCAGGATTTTCAATTAGTTAAGCCGGATTTTTTAAAATACAGCAAAAAAGCTTAAAAAAAATTTCCCCGACTTTTCAGCCGGGGAAATGAGAGAAAACAATCCTTTCGCATGAGCGGATCACGTTCTGAATCTGCCGTGAGGACATTTCGTAGGCTTCTGCTATCTGTTCATAGGTCAAGCCACGGAACAGGTGGTCGTAAAAGATCGCCCGATTTCGTTCTGCGTTCCTTCCCATAATCCACTGTTCCATAGCTTCAATAACATCGTCTTTGCTTGCATGAGTCGGTTTCATTTTGCCCTCACCCGTCCAGTCCCTTTGCAGGTTGGGCATTTCTTGTAGTTTTCGCCAGTCTTTCGAACCCTGCGCTTAATTGTCTGTCTCACTCTCGCCATAGACCGCATCTCCTATTCCGCTGACAACAGCAAGCCCGTCACCAGTTTCAATTTCCTGCGTGACCATTTCGTCAATAAACTGCGATTCATACAACAGCCAGCCTACATTTGAACCGATAAGAGCCACGATCAGAATAATGATAATGACCCATAGCCGCTTTTGAGTTCTTTCGGCTCTGTCCATATCCATTTCATGCGAGTGGAACGGGATCATCAGGATATCATTTTCATCCATGCGTTTTGTCCTCCCATGGCTGGTCATAACCCATAGCTCTAATACTGTCTCCAACTCCGGCAGTTGTCGGGTCTACCACGATGCCAAGCACTACCAGCAGGGCAAAGACCGCATCAACTACAGCCAACAGCTTCCCGACAATAGTGCTGAAATCGAAAGCGAAACCAAACACAGCGGCAACTGCCTGAATCACAAGTGCAATAGCAGGAATAACCGCAAGCCAGAACTGTTTGTTTTTGATACGGACGATCCAATTGATGTTCATGTTGTACTCCTTTTATCGTTCGATAAGATAATCATTGAGGTCGGATAACGCTTTTTGCAACTTGTCGTTTGAGTTGCCGTTGATTTCGTGCGACAGCAAAGCCATCAGAGCCTTACAAACCACTTTGTTCCCATCTTCGAGGCTGTGGATTCGTTTGTTGTCGCTGTCAAGCTTATCGTCCACTTCTCTTCTCCATTCAGCTTCTGTCATTCCCGGTTTTCTCCAATCCCTGATAGTCTTAATCACGTTACCAAGCAAGACGATGAAAGCCAGAAGCGCAACGGCAACGACCACGAAGTCTTTTATTTGGGTAAGTGATAGGTTTTCCAATTTAACCAGCCCCTTTCTGACCTTGCTACTGTCGGAAGAATACAACGCCAACAATCGTGAGCAAAAACATTACACAGAAAAAGCCAACAACGAAATCCATATCACCCCCTCCCGGCACTATCGTCATCATCACTGCCAGCCTTGAGGCATGAGGCAATCAGAAGAACGAGCAGAGCAACACAGGCGATAGTGCCGACCAGACTGATTCCCATGGGTATTCCTCCTCCTGCTTTTTGTGATTTAAAGAGTTAGAGGAAGGCATAACCGAGCCTATTACACCCGAACGAGCGCTAATCGGGAAACCTCAATTAGTACTTTAAAGTTCACGAGCTACCCCGTCCGTCCTACATCAACCGCCCACGCACTCAGCGTAAGCATTCGGACGTGGCAGGGCATCCAAGTAATTTAAAGTGTTATTTAATTTAAAATCAGCTTTCCGTTATTACAACATTCCCGTTGATAGACGGAATAGAAATTTTTCCGTTTGCATATGCAGTCGATGTTATATCTACACCGCCCATAGTTACGGTAACATTTCCGATTGTCCCTTTTAACAAATCGTCAAAGCTATCTCCTTCACGCATACGCATTATAGTGTTGTTTAATGTTGTTGCATTTGTCAGATTATAGGTGACCGTAACAATATTGCCAGTAAGCATTATTTTTCGATCATATCCATTTCCAAAGCGAACACCATTAAGCACATGATTCACTTTGTCGTAAACAAATACATCAAACGCAGTCTTTTTTGCAGTATACGGAGCAGAATCATAGCGAGATTCGTCTAAAGCGCACGTGGTAGCAACAACATTCAAACCTTCGTCACTAACATATACCGCATCCCGATGGCTATGCCCAAACAGCAAGAAATCTATCTTGTTTTTATTAGCAATAATGATCTGGTTGTATGTGTCAATAGCGTTATAAAACGGTGGTGTCGGTAATGATGTAAGAATCGGGATATGCCCAACAACTATAGTTGTCCAACCATCTGGTAACGTATTAAAAGCATCCTGCAACCACTCCGCACACAATGCAGAAGTCATGTCTTTACGGGGATGTGTGTCAACAAATACCATCCTAACTTTTATAAAATCATAATCTATATATCCATTTGTACCCAACGGATGATATTTTGTAAAAACATGATCATTGGCAGGTTTTTTAAAATGTGCCGTAAACATATTCTGCGGGGTCACATTTTCGTTATTTTGAAACGAATCGTGATTTCCAGACAACGATATAACTGGCACATCCGCACCATCATAATATGAAATGTATTTCCCTATATCCTCCATTATCGTTTCAACAGTATAACTGTCAACGTAAGAAGCAATATCCCCGCCAAGAACAATAAAATCAAGCGGTTGCATTTTAGCAATCTTTGCTAAAGCATATGCACCATATTTAATGTATTCATGTAACAATATTCTCGGTGTGTAATGCTGATCAGTTGAGAATCCAAAAACAAGCGGAATAGACTCTGACACTTCGGAGATTTTAGTTGTTAAACGTGCATCAACTTGTTTAAGCTCGTTTTCAAACATTACAGGCAATTTTGTATCAAGTTTGCTCTTAAACCTTGATAAATAATGCACAGATATTTGCTGTGCCGCAGGAATAGAAACAATAAAGTATTTTTCCGTATCAGTAAATGTGTGAATTAAATCATTCACATTTGCAGTTCCTGCGCCTTGTTCGACCGTTACAAGATAACCATCTTTGTCAAAAGTTGCCAGCCATCTATACGATGTCGCTATTGTCCCGCCGATCTGAATCGTATCGCCCGAAACAGCCGGAAGAAACTCAGATGCGTAAAAATTATTATTTGCCGATGTTCCACCATCTAAGGATATATTTTTTTGTGGTTCATTCATTAGATATTCAAACGAAAGGCCGTTTGCATTATTTAATGATACACTCAAATCATCATGCTGTTCTTTTAAATACCCAATGATAACAATGTCTTCTGCAACTTCTTCAACGCTCCCAGTAGTACCTGTAACAGCATTGATTTTTATATACATATTTTCTGATTTTATTGGGAATGATCTTCTTGTGAATGTTTCAGCCGAAACAGCAGGAGCAACAAGAAATCGATTATTGCCACTTTTACTGTACACTTCCAAACGGCAATATTTTCTACAATCTATTACACCGCACACATTTGTTGATGCCCACCACGATTGCGGATTCTGATAACTAAAGCTTGCTTTTGAAAAATTTATAGCATCCATAGGGATGATTTCATAATTTGTGTTTTTATTAAAAGTTTCTTCATGCTCCTCCATTTCAACATATGGGTCATTGAGAACGGTATATTTAAAATCCGATACAGGAGCACTTACTAAAACACCAGTAAAAAACGTTACAGTAAAATAAGCAGAACCTTGTTGGAACGTGTAATCAAACGGAACAACCGTATTTTGGCCTTGTGAAGGAACTGAATATATTAGATTTAAATATTTATCATATACGGCAAGGATATTTCTTCCACCTGCCGCCGCAAAGAAGGAACATTTTATACTGTCTCCCTCTTTGCATGGTAGATAATCAGAAGTCAAATGATTTGAAACAACTTTTCCTTTTATATTGCCTTCATGTATTTTTGTATTCAGATGAATCAATTTGTCCCTGATTATATCGCTATCCGCAGATTCAAACTTAATGTTTGGAATATATTTCGGAATTGGAGTCAACGCTGAATTGTCTGACTTTTTAACGGTAATCGTGAATTTGCTTTTATTCGGTGAAGTATAAAAAGAAGATTTGTTTGGTGTCCATCCCATATATGATAATCTATTATACTCATCGTCCCAAACCGCAATAATTACCTCTGTTCCTTCGGCTGGTTCAATAGTTACCAGTCCGAATCCATAATCCAAAAATCCATAATTTCTAATTCTGTTAGGTTCTGTATTATATTCAAAAATATTGTATGTATTACCTTGCACAAAGTGATAATTCAAAGCGCGGTTTAAATCACTAACCTCTTCCGTTAAAGCAGAGTAGTCATCGGGAATGGAATCAAGCACTTCCTGTCCTTTTGTGTTGACCGCAGACACCTGATTCGCCCCGGCTTGATTGACGGATTGTACCTGACTGGAACCAGCTTCGTTTACAGTTTGAACCTGCTCTCCTCCGGCACGCTGTACTGCATTGACCGCATCAGTCTGTGCAGATAAGATCGGCCCTTGTACCAGCTCAGCTTTCTGTTCTTCCGTGAAATCTGAGTACGTGAAAGCATCGCCTTTTTCGCCTTGGATTCCTTGGATTCCTTGGATTCCCTGAATGCCTTGTTCTCCCTGAATACCTTGTGGCCCTCGTTCGCCGGTATCGCCTTTAGGAATTCCGATCAACAGATGACCGTCTGAATACGATGCAGAAGCGCTTTCTCCTTCAGGGAGCGTTTCCGCTTCTGCTGTCATGTTCTCCCATTCTTGCTGTGCGGCTTCTGCTTTTTCCACTCCGGTATTCATCTGAGCAAGAAGCTGATCAATGGCAGACTGTTCGACAGGAGTAGGTTCAATGTCAGTCGGTCTCGAGCGGGGGATTACATGAATAATCCCCCGGTATTCTGTTTCCACATGATTTTCACCGGACACACGCACCCAGAAATATATGTCCTGTCCAGACAGGAGATATTCATCAGGGATATCCACTCCGGTTTCATCCCCAACATATGGCTTTCCATCTCCAAGCTCCGTATTGCTGAAATGCACAACGTAAGACGGAGGAAGGTCGCATCCGTGAATCACAAGCCGTTGTCCGGCATCGTATTGGAACAGTTTCCCGGCTTCTCCGACCCGTCCCCGCCCGAGATGCACCTGTATTGTGTTTCCCCTCATAATATTCACCTGCCTGTAATGTGTTTATCCTCTTCCAACGATGGAGCCTATGACATCAATAGCCTTTTCGATCTGGATGAGAGCGGCATCAATCTGTTCAAGTTGATCAGGAGTCAGTGTGTTTGCTTCTCCATCCTGCCCGGCATATTCTAAGTAATTGCTCATCATATAGCCGGACTGTCCGTTGTACTCAATTTTGCACCATGTTCCGCTGTCTTCCATCACAAGCACTGTGGTTCCAACAGGGACATTAGTGACAATGTTGTCCGGCACTTGCTTCGGGCTTTTCCTGAGTCTAACTGTGTTTCCTGTCGCCCCCTGCGGCAATACAACTTTAGCTTTCTGCATAATCGGTATCTCCTTTCCTTCGTAGTCTACGTGCTTGAGATAAGCGACATAGTCCCAGCTGTTTAACTTGTCACGGCTGAAACCAGCCTGTTCTCCCTTTGCATTGAGGACATATCTTGTGTCTTCGTCCACAAGCCCGACATGGTACACATTCCCCGGTGCTTTGCCGTACCATTTGTTGTTCTTATCGTCCTCTTGCCAGCTTTTGACCTTGAAAGCCGCCATGCCGGGCTGAGCTTCGATGGCGGGGAGCAAATCGCCGACAATGTACGTTCTTGCTATGCTGTTGCTTCCATGTGGGCAGGAAAGGCCGAACTGTCTAAATGCGTATGTAAAAGCTCCCGAACAATCTACACAGCCTTCGTCGCTTGCCCCCCATTTGTAACTCCAATGTTCTCTGTGCATCTCTTGGAACTGAGCTATAAGCTCACGCACTGGGACATCCATACTGTAACCTCCTAGAACGCTTTACCCGATCCCGTTCCAGCATTGTCATCAACCAAAGTCTGTAACGCAGTAATGAGAGCATTAATGGCATTTGATGTTGCATTTGCTGTTTTTGCGTCACTAGTCGTGGCAGATGCAGAAATACTTGCGTAATTCGCCCTCTTGCTGTTGGTCTGGACGGTGATTGTAAAGTCAACCCCGTTGAGCGTCTGCGTAGTTGTGTATGTGCTTCCAAGGCTCTGTGATGTTGGTGTTGACCATGCCATTATTATTCAACCTCCTTGATGTCCTTTACGTACGGCTGAACAGTCGTGAACTTGCCGTCCTCATAAGTGACCATGTAAATTCTGTTCCCAGCAAGCGCAACTGCTTTTCTGGTATCAAGCATCTGCCCGTTCCAAATAACGTTGACGTCAACAATGGACAGCGGTTCGCCGTATCTTTGGCTTGCATAGCTCACGATGGTTTCCCGGACGATATCGACAAAATCCTGATAATTCATGCTTGCCCTCCTTACTCAAAAGTAATGATTCCTTCCAGCTTTTCCATGTCTTCACCGCTGATTTCTACGGGGACATCTTTTGGAATGAAAAAAGGCGTGATTTCGGCAACGCTTTCGGTGTCGAGAAGCTCTTTCCTCGCTTTCGCATAATTGATCATGCGGTGATTCTTCTCTTTTTCATCGTCTCCGTCAAAGCTGACTGTGACATTGTCCGGTTCAACGTGACCGCCGTACTTTTCCAGCAGTTTTTCTTCTTCCTGCCGTTGATATTCAAGAATGGATTCAAGCGTCTTTTTGAGCTGATAGATTTTTTTGCTGTACTCCCGACTGATAGACTGCGCATTGAGCCTCATAACCGGTGCGAATGCCATAACGAGCTGACCCTGAGTAAATTTCTTTTCTTCCATGATTTTCTTCCTCCTGTTTTTTTGTCGTTGTGGGTTGTTTGCATCCATGAGCTGTTCAACTGCTATTCATGGCTTCTCCTCCTATTACAACCATCCGCTGTCTATCTTCTTGCTTGCAGTGTATGTTTTACCGCCAATTGTAACCGATGCTTGCACATATGCCTGTGCCGGATTGCTCCATTTCCATGACGCCGTACCCGGCATGGAAATGGATTTGCCAGCAATGTGACCACTTCTCGCATTTATGTAGATCATGCGCGTTCCGCTCGACCAGCTTGCAGATGTATCAAGGCTGATTGCAACTTTCTGAGAATGATAAGTGTCCCTGTATCCACTTTCATAGGCCATAGCATTGCAGGTGCCATTTGTTGTGTCCAAGTCGGTGAACTCAAGGACAGGATTTGGCGTTGGTGCTGTAATTGTACAGCTTACATTGTCAGTAGTCGGTGTTGACTCATTCCCGGATGCGCTTGTATATCTTGCTGAAACTGTAATGCTTCCAGCAACTCCAAGCGTTTGACTACTCTGGTTTACATACGCTGTTTGACCGCCATGGTTCCACATATTTGCGCCATCAACATCAAATGCAAGAACTTCTATACCTCCGGCCTTGATGGTTACAGCTTTTGTTTTTGCTGTGTAGTCCCACGAGGCTTGAGTTTGTGCTATAGTAAGGTTCTTAGACTTCCCGTTTTTGATGTTTGCGGTTATCTTCCCGGAGGCAATCGTGAAATCGTTAAATGCGACAGCATCCCATCCAGCTGTATACTGGGAAGAAGCATCTACTTCAACACTTTTTAACGGCCCCGTCACGCTTGCTGTATAGAAATATACAGTAGTTTTGTGAGACGAATTAAATGTGTCCCCTCCTGATGTGCTAAAAGACGGAAGACTTACCGTTTCCGTTTCCCCATTAGATGCACTTACAACATTAGAGCCGTTCACCCATCCACCTTGGGAAAGTGTAACACCATTTTTCCCTGCATTAAAACCTGCTGTATATTGGCTTGATGCATCAATATCAACACTTAGAACTGGCCCCGTAACGCTCTCGGTTGTAAAATAAACAGTAGTTACATGAGACGAATCAAATGTCGTTCCACCGGAATAGGAAAAAGAAGGAAGAGTGATTCTTTCACTTTCTCCATTGCTTGCATTTACAACATTCGCTCCATTCATCCATCCTGATGTGGAAAGTGTAACCGAATCTTCTCCTGCGGTATAACCGCTATTGTATAAACTGCTAACATCAATCTGAGCATATGACGACCCCGAAGCACTCCCAGCCCTCGCTTTTACAATTTTTAGAGTGTCGTCAAGAGTAAGATAGATACGCAAGCTGGTAATTGTGTTCCCGGTTTGTCCTGCATTGTCCCTTGCTACAACAGAAAAGTTGGTGGCGCCAGCCCCATCCGCTGTGAGTATAACCTTAGTCGATACAGAGGTTGTCCCGGTAGTTGACAGCGAAGCTGTGAATGTATCGCCGGACCAACTCCCGGTTATTAGCCCGGCTCGGCTAAAAGTTACATCTGAAGTATTGCCTTGGACATCTGTAAATGTTAATGTTACAGTACCGCCAGACTCTGTTTTACTGACGCTTTTAAGTGCATATAGAAGTTGATTGCCAGTATTTACACCACCAATTATCAACGAACTTCCTGCGCTTATAGTAGGAGCAGTAACCGCGCCTCGTTCCGATTGCAGGCTTGCAACATGAAGCGTCCCAATATTGGCTATTTCCGATCCGAGATTATCGGTCTGCAAATAATCCGCTTCAATTTCATCAGCAGACAAGTAATTGGTCGTAAGATAAGTTGCTGTTACATACCCATCAAGGTTAATAACATCTGCCTTGATCCTCGTGCTTGTAGTGCCATCATTCAGCATTTCTACAGCAACGCCAGCATTAAGCTCTTTGCTTTCACCATTGGTGGTGAATACGCCCATGTAGGTTCCGTTCTGATTGATGTAAATGCCGTTTTTGAACTTGACCTTGCCGTCCTGAGTGACAGAAACATTATTGACGAGCATCCATGCTTCATCGGCGTGAAGCATAAGTTCCGATCCTTCGATGCTATCAAGTCTGCGGATGATGCCGCTAATCTCACTGGCAGTATGAGTCAACCAGCTTTCGTACTTGTTGATCATGTCCCGGTGATAGCTCTCTGTCTTTTCTGCTGTGACGGTAAGCTTTCCGGTGAGCTGGTTTATATCGTCCCGGAACTTTGCAAGAAGGTGTTCCGCAGATACTTCGAACTCGCCCCACTTGCCATTTATTTCATCCCGGAACGTGGCAAACAGATGCTGACTCGTAATTTCAAAATAGCTGATCGTCTGCTGATCTCTGTTCTGAAATTCAGCACGGAGTTGTGCGGCAGTCAGTTCTACAAACGACCGAAGATTTTTGTTTACATCCCACAACTCTGCTCTAATAGAGCTTGCTGTCTGAGTAATTCTTGAACCAAGGGCAGAAAGTTCACCTTGCATTCCAGCCAATACTTCCAGCTGAATGCTCATGGCATCAATGCGGAGCATGGCTTGATTGACTGTCTCTCCCAGTTCTGTGTATTTTCTGGCCCACAGCTCTATTTTTTCATCTGTCTTCTCAAATCCGGTTTCAAACTCTTTCCATTTTTCCTCATCCTTTTTTCCGCCACCGCCACCGCCTTTTTCAGCGTCATGAAGGTAGGTAAGGAGAGATTCCATCTCATCAGCAAGACGGACATTGATGCTCATGGGATCGCCGTATACATCATCCCACGACAGGGCTGTAATGTGTTCTTCTACAGTAACGTTATATTCAGGTAGAGCAAGCCGGAAGAGCTTTCCAAGCTTGAACGTGTCCAGCGTTTCCCCTGTGATAATGGACAGGTCTTGAGCGTCAATCTCTACGCTGATTTTCGGATTCTTATGAGCGTTGAGATAAGACCTCGCTTTTTCCTCACATTGCGCTTGCGTATCTCCGCTCCCGGTAATAACCGTCTGTTCGACAACGCCATAGGTATCTTTCGTGTCGCTGTCTATGTGTTCCCATACGGTTTCACCTTTTTGGGCTCCCGGAATCTCGTAATATACACGGGTACACAGTTCCGTATCATCCAGCTCAACCCTTGCGGATTCTACGTTCCGAGCAAGCCGACCTTCGGCGGCAACAGTTGATCCTCTGGATACAATATTGAGCGTCCACTTTGGCGATGTCGTGAAGTCCATTTCTATCATGGCATCTGCTTTCTGTTCGAGAATGCCAAGAAGAGCATCAAGGACTGACTTGTAATTGACTTCAAGAGCAACATCCCCATCAATCCCGGAAAGGCTTCCGAGTTGCCAGCGGTTTCCCCGATAATGACTGAAGATGGTTCTAACCGCTTCATCAGCGGTCTTTGTTTCTTTGATTTCTTCCCTGACAAGCCAGTCACCGATTTCAGCCAGCGCACTTTCAAGCTCGACTGTTGTGCGCTGTTCCCCGTAAGCGTCTTGCGGTGATCTTGCCCGGAAGTAACCAACTGATCCGATGGATGTGAACAGCTCAATGTATGACCTTGCCGGGATTTTTTCGCCCCTCTGAAGCTCCATACTGGCAGAGGACAGCGGATTTATGTCCAAGCTTACAGACAAGGATAACGGCTGAAGATGCCGTATCTGATTCAGGTTACTATCGCACAGCCGGGGAAGAGGTATTCTGTACATTACACCCACAACCCCCTCACTCTAAATACTACTGTTGCGCTCGTGTTCGCAGTGAAAGAAAACGAGTTGGAAGCTCCGCACTTGGCAAGAAGATCAGACACGCCGCTTCTGTAGGCCAGTAGGGAAGTGCTCCCGCTCTTGATCGACTGTATCTGATGGCTGTCATAGCTGATCTGGAAAGTGCTGACAGACATACCGGAAAGCGTCATAGCTTCACCGTTAGCTCGAAGTGTCACGTTTGTTAAAGTGCCGCTCGAAGAAACCGTAGCACCAATCAGCGCACCGTCATAGTTCCCTTGAACAGCCAGAGAACCGCTCCCACTGCTCCCGGTGAGTGTAAGGGACTGGACAGACTTTGCTTCCCAGAAAGGAAGTTCGTAAGCCGCAAATGTTATCTGCAAAGGTTTAGTCCAATCTCTTGCGCTGTCGATTGAGGCATAGCTGTCTACAACGCACTGCAACCGCTGTTCCGGCCTGTCATTTATTTCAAGTATCCCGCCGTTTTTAGCCCACAGGTTGACATCCCGTAAAGCTCCCTGACGGTCTGCTATATCGTAAATATGCAACTCGAATGTGATTGTTACAGTTGCTTTTTCGCGGTATTGACGATATATGATTGCTCCGTCCCGGTGTGCGAGTTGGTTCCTGCCTATTTCAATCGGCACATCGCCATACTGGATATCAAGGATAAGGAGGTCGTGGTTTATACTGCTAAGAGCAACGCCGTTCAGCGTAGCTTCATAACGGCTTATCATTTTGCGAACCTCCTTGCTTTCATCTGATTACCAAGTTCTCTGCTGACTGCTCTCGTGATGTCCTTCCCATTGAGGAAGCTCTGAACTGTCGCTCCTGACATCCCGTTCTTAATTGCATCGGTTATCTGACCCATCACTGCGCCAAAGTCAACGTTCGCATTGCCCTCACGGTACTGTCTCGCTTCGGTTTTTGTCAGCACCCTTTCTCCACGGTGCAAGCGAGCGACATAATTGTCATACGGAACAGTATTCAAGCCTTTTGCGTGGGTATATACAGGAGTAGGAGAAAAGCTTCCTATCCTGCTCGCCGCATTGTTCAGGGCTGACACGACAGAAGCCCCGGCAGGGCCGATCCCTTGTGCCGCACCGTTCAGCTCCTGAGATACAGACTGAACAGCCGCTTCGGTAGTAGCAATTGCTTCTTTTGTAGAGGCCATTGCGGAGTTGATGGATTCAATGTTGCTGTTTGCCGTGGAAAGATCGTTTGCGGCCTGATTGTACTGGCTTGCTACAGCTTGCAACTCCTCCATGGACAGCATACCTTCGTTCAGTTCTCCTGCGTTTCCTGATGCGCCGATAAGCTGACCAAGCATACTTTGGAGTTCTTCAAAACTAAGTGAAGAAAGATCACTATAGCCTTCACCGTTCCAAATTTTGCCCTCAGACAATAGCCTATAGTAATCAAGGTTCTGTTCGGTGTCTTCTATATTTCCTTTCATCACTTCTTTTTGGAGATATGTTGCGTATTTCCCAATATTTTCAAGCAGTAAGCTTCTCGCGGCATCTTGCTGGCTCTGTGCAATGTTCGCCTTGATAATTTCCTTCTCCCGTTCAACACCCTGTTCTGCAAGAAGTTCGTATTGCTTTTGCAGTGTGTTGACCATGGCTTGCTGGATAGCCTGTCTCCTGTAGGCATCCGTCATCTGCTTTACTTTCGCAACGTTTTCCGACAGCGTAGCCCCTTCTGCTTCGAGCTGGCTCTTGACGCCCGGCATAATGGCTTCCAGTTCTTCGACAGCGGTCTTCCAAGCTTCGGTCTGTGTTACATTTTCTTCCCCAGAACTCGCAAGCTGTTCGAGGTAACTAAGCAGTCCCTGTGCTTTGACATTGTCAACCTCAATGCCGGAAAGCTGTTTTTCAAGGGTATCCATAAGCTGTTGAGATTCGCTGTTCTCGCCGAAAAGCCCCTTGAACAGCCCTTCAATAAGCCCACCAGCAAGACTTTCGCCAATAGTGATAATGCCTGACACCATGTCCGGAAGATTTGTAACGAGCTTCGCTACAGTTGCGCCGATAAAGGTTCCGATGGCTTCTCCAAAGTCAGAAACATTCTTATCACTCGGTTTGCTCAAGGAATCGACAAGACCGTCAATAACCCAGTTGGCAAGGTTGGTGAACATTCCGAGAACGCCGTTTTCCTGAAATGCTTCGTTCAGGTTTCCGATCTCTTCCGTTAGCGTCTGGACAAAAGAGCGAAGGTCTTCCTTGAAGGAATCGGAGACTATAATCTTCAAGCCCTCCATTGCGGAGTTCATAATAGTGATATCGCCCTGCAAATTATCCAGCATGGTCTTCGCCATTTCTTCAGCGTCGCCCTTGCTGTTAGCAATAGAATCAGTAAGTTGCTGGAAATCATCGTCCGTGCTATTCATGATAGCAAACAGCGAAGAAATGCCACGCAAGCCGCCAATGTCGCCAAGTTTAGCAAGAAATGCTTCATTTGGCTTCATCTCTTCAACGAATTTTTCATCGTATAATTTGTCAAGGTCGCGAAGAGCTTTTTGCTGTCCTGACGGCATCTTTTGTATCTCGGCATATTCAGCATCATACCATTCATTCAACTTGTTTAACCGCTCTTGCATTTCTTCCGGATCAAAGCCCTCTTCCATTTGCAACCCAGCGTCTTTAAAAACATCTCGAAACTCTTTTAAGACTTGAGCAAGAGGTTTTCGGGCGTTTGTCTTTGGCTCGAACAGTGAGATACCAAGATTTGCCATTGCCTTTGAAGCTTTGTCAGTCGGGTTGATAAGCGTGTTTAGAATCTGCCTCATTGATGTTCCGGCTTGACTCGCTTTGATTCCGTTGTTAGCAAGCAATCCAAGGGTAGTTGCAACGTCATCAATGCTGTACTTCATAACGCCGCCAGTTGTAGCCAAGAATTTAAAGGCTTCACCCATCTGGGACACAGTCGTATTGGAGTTTGCAGATGCGGCGGCAAGAACATCTACAAAGTGCCCAGCGTCATTTGCTGTCAAGCCCATCGCTGTAATAGCATCCGTTACGATGTCAGAAGTCCGTCCAAGGTCTTCACCAGAAGCCGCCGCGAGGTTCAGAACGCCGTCAATACCAGCGAGCATTTCCTCTGTGTCCCATCCAGCAAGAGCCATGAAAGAAAAAGCTTCTCCGACTTGTGCGGCAGTAAACTTTGTGCTTGCGCCCAATTCTATAGCTCTGTCACGAAGAAGCATCAGTTTGTCGTCTCCAAGCTGTCCAAGAGCCTTGACCTGCGACATTGTGCTGTCGAAATCCATTCCAACCTGTACTGTGCTTTTCCCGAAGTCAAAAAGAGCTTTGGATGCTTTTGTAACCACATTGGAAATGATGTTGCCAAATGCAATGCCACCCGTGCTCAAGCCCTTCATTTTCTTTTCGCTTGAGGTAAGGTTGGAATCATATTCAGATGTATTTAGTGTGAGCTTTGCCACAAGGGTCATTGCATCCATACATTACACCTCGTTTAACCTTGTTAGGATGTGATTGATTACCTCTTCTTTTGTCGGCTCTTTTTCCGTGTTATGATGGTACACAATGTCTATAAAAGACGGTGGATCATAATCACTTCCGACAAACGACAGGAATGCTTTCAGGAGATTTCGTGACATGGTTGCTGTGTAATCCTGATAAGCAATGTTGCGCTGATCATCTTCAAGCGTTGCGAAGAGGGTATGAAAGCCGTGCCAACCGTACTTGATTAACACGATGCAGATACGTTTTCTTATTGTTTTGTCGTATCTGCTGACTGCGAAAAAAAATCTCTCAGAATTTCATCATAACTGTTCCGAACAAAGTCAACAGTTTCTTTAAAGTTCATGTCTGCTACCTTTTCCATCGGAACGCCTTGAAGAGCCGCAACGATTTCATAGACATCATATTTATGCTCTTTCAAGCCGTAGGTGATCAGCTTTGGGAGTATTTTCCCAACGACTTTCAAAGGCGGTTCTTTGCGCAAACTCAGTGCGTTGGTCAGTATTTCAACAAGCTCATCGTTGTCACACAGATTGGAAAAAGGCGTAGACAGTCTGATCAAAGTTTCTGTCGCCTGTTCATTGGTCATTTCGGAAATTTTCATGTTACACTTCTCCTCCTAAAAAGTGTTAGGCGCAAGGGCTAACCCTTGCGCCTCAGTTGTTAGCCCCCTACCGCTGGTTTGTCGAAAAATACCACCCTGAAGGGTGCATTATCGTAATCAGTTACGGATGCCTGACGAGCATGGAATTCAAAAGTCATCGTGCCTTCGCCTTTGTCTGTGAAGGTAAACGTGAAGTCTCCGGTGTTGAACGCATTGTCTAGTTCGATAAGGACGAGACTTCCATCAGCGATATCGCCCACCCAGCACAATGTGTCCAGATAATCGGTGTCAGGATCAATTGCTGTCCGCATTGTCACGGTGGTTTTCTTACCGGAAGTCTGCTTATCGCCAGTTCCAAGCAGACGGTCGAAGTTATCAGGATTGACTTCCAGAAGAGTGCCGCCAAGGTAAGCGTCAACGGAATCAACGAAGTCACCTCCCTTGTAGGGATAGCGCATGCCGTCCACTTCCGGTGTGCGAATTTCACGAGTGACAGTGAAAGTACCACCGCCACGAGTTACGCCCAAAATGCTTGTTCCGGCAGTTACAGCGGAAGCCAAAGCTGTTTTTAGTGCAGTCGCATCTGAAATAGACGAATGGTCAAACCCCGTCAAAAAGATTCCGGCGTTGAGCTGAAGCTTTTTAAACGCATCAGGTCTAATCGGGGATGTCATGCCCGGTGCCGACATAGGTTACTCCTTTCTCCGGGTTTACTCGCCCGGAACGTGATATGCATTGATTGATAGGTTTATGTACGCACTCCGAAAATCACCGTCCACCATGAGCTGTACTAACGGGGACTCAGGCCAGATAACCAAATAGCCACCTTCAAGATTGATTATTAACCCAGTCCCGATTCTCCGGCAGATTTCGTCTGCTTTTGTCAGCAGTTCGGTATTGCTCGTTGTCCTGTGCCAGATTTGAATGTAGAAACTCGCATTCCGGTTCCACTCAGGTTCAACGATAGGGAAGGTGATATAAGGGAGAGTTACAGGGTCAGGGACAGAGCCGATTGCATAAGCAGGAAGATCAAACCCGCTGGCAAAAGTCTTTAATGCGGCGGCTACTTTCATCATGTCGGTAACACCCATCTTTCCGCTGTGACTTTAGCAATCTTTACCGTGCTTGCCGCTGGGGCTTGACTGTCAACAGCTCGGCTTGTTACCCGGAAGATTTCGTTGTCCGACACCCGGCGAAGAACATCATGAAACTCAAGCACCATGTTCCTGTCTGTCACGATAGTGAACAGTTCAGAAACGCCGTTCTTCTCAGCTATCTGTGCTTCTGTCGTGCTGTTCTTGAGGATAGCCGCTTTGAAAGTAACACCATCCTGATAATCGTCTTTGTAGCCGCCCACAGGGTCATCTACTTTGACTTTGTTCAGGAATACGCAATCTTCCATCATGGATTCAATCAGGTTCAAAAGCTCACCTTCCTCCATCTGTCAAGCTGTGCCTTGAACATATCTTGCCACCCAAGGTTTGGATTGCCTCCACCGACTTTACTGGCAGTCATTTTTTCATAGCTGTACACACCGATGACACTTTCGCTTGAATACGGGCTTTTTACAGCTTCACCGTATTTCTCCACCCACTGCTTGATTTCTTCGGCAAGTGCAATCACCGCAGGAGGAACAGCGAGTGCACAGATGCTCCCTGAAAACACCTCGTCCCGAAGCCCCACCGCTTCTGTGTCATCGTCATTCTGATAGCCGGTTTCGTGATACGTGTATACGCCATCATTCAGATCGCTACCCACGATCCAAATTCTCTGTCCATCTTTCACAGCAACGGAGGGAGAAATAGCCCCGTTCTGGATCGTATATGTTCCCGGATTCGGTGACTTGATGAACATATTGTGAACATATTCCATGACCGTCTGAAGCATTTTCTCTCTCCTTTCTGCTTTATTTCTCTGCAACGCCCTTTGTTTGGGGTTTTTTGCGGCTTCTCGCCGCTTGTTTGGGCTTGGTAGGAGTAACACTACCCTGAGAGCTGGAAGCCCGAGAAACAGGCTTCTCGTGGCTCTCAAGGGCAGGTTCCCCGTCCGGGTTCAGCTCATGCACTTCGGCAATCAAGGGATAACCCAGCTTATTAGCAGAGGTCGCTAACTCTGCAATGCGCTCATCTGTCACGCTTGCGCCCTTGCGAGGGTAGATTTCTCCACTATGGTATATAGTGTTTCCATCTTGCAAGTCCGTGAAAGCGTAGAGTACCTTGTACATGGCGTCCTCCTATCAGGCGGCAGGTGTAACCGTCCGGGTATAGTAGGTCTTCCCACTGGCAACTTCGGTATCCGTAGTACGGAAATACTCGTTGTTGGTGTCCTTCTCATAGTATCCCAGAGCCGCAGGGTTTCCAGACGGGCTGGACACAGCAGAGAAGGATTCAGTACCCAGATTGACAACAGCAATGCCGTCCAGATATTCAGCCCAGAGGGCCATGCCCATCAGAGCGAAGCTCTCGCCGACAGCGGTGCTGTAGTTACCATTAGCATGGAAACCAAGCAGATTGGTTTCGCCCTGTACGGTGTAGTTCAGGCCCAGACGGGCGAACTCACTGTCGCCGGGGTCAACATAGTACAGGTCGATATTCTCTACGGGCAGAGCGATAACCATGCCACGGGGAATATCAGGGTCAGACAGCAGGAACAGCGTGCTATATCCAAGGAAATTCTCGATATAGGTCATGCCGAAAGCGGTCTGCACGGTGATGTCAGCCGCACCAATGTAGGCGTAGGCATCCAGCACATTGCAGAAGCCTACGACATTGGTAACAGTGTGCCGCATTTTGGCGAACTTGTCCAGCACCTTGCCACGAGCCATGGACAAAGCCATCTGGAAAGTGGTGTAGGCGGCGGTCAGAGTTCCAGTCTTGAGGAAATTGAAGAACCGAGTCAGAACGGACATCTGAAGTTCATTCAGGAACGCTTCATCAGTCTTCTCGATGGCGATCTGAGCACCGTACGTGTTTACATCCTCAATCGGAACGGCCTTGGCATACTTTTCCAGAGTAAGGTCAGCCATGCCAGCCTTGCTCACGGTGGACTTGCTGTACGGGATAACTCTGCCGGGGCCGACATTACCACTTTCCAGAGCGACAGACGCGCTGTAGGTAACGAGCTGTGTGCCCGGAGTCTTACGGATAGGACGCATAATGCCCAGAATCTTGCGCAGGGCATCCCAGTTCTTATTGAACCGGGTTACGAAATCAATCTCCCGAGCCGTAATGTTGGTGTAAACATTCGGCAGACTGTCGCGGGGATTGGTAAGGGTTTCAACATTCGTAGCAGGCATATTTCACCTCATCCTTTCTGAAATAATTCAAGATTTTCCGCAATTGCTTTCTGGCGTTCAGCGGTGTCCTCAATCTTCAGAATGTCCTCTTTCGTGAGTTTGTTGCCGCCGCCAGCAGGAGGGGTTGATACTTTCGCCCCTTTGGTGGAAACAGTAGTGCGGAACTCTCCCCATTCCTCACCAATGGATTTACGCAAGTCGGACTCACCTTCGAGCTTTCCGTCCTTGTCCAGCTTCATGCCGGAGAAGTCCGTTACCTTGATGATCTTGTCCAGCTTGTTTTCGCCGATCTTTTCTTCGACCAGCAGTCTACGGTAAGCCGCACGTACTTCAGCGGCCTTGGCATCTTCTGCCGTTTTGGTCTTGAAGTTCTCGAACGCAGTATGCTCGTCCTCGTACTTCTTCTTATAGTTCTCGTTGGCTTCGGCATCCTGCAACTTCTTCTGCAAGTCGGGCAACTTGTCCGCATCTGCCTTGTAGTTGTCGCGTTCCTGCTTCAAGCCGTTCGTGACAGCAACGTGTTCTTCCATGACGGCTGAAATCTGCTCGTCAGTCAGTCCAGTAGCCTTGAGAAAAGACCGGGTAAATGCCATTTGATGATCCTCCCTTTACTTCGGGTGCTGTGCTTCGCACCTACGGAGATGTTTTTTGGGCTGTACTTCGCCCGTCAATCGCATTTTCTATTATTGTTAACACGTTTGGAAGGAAAAAAGTGTCAATTTTTTGCTGGTTATACGTGTTTCATCTCGTTTTCTATTATTTGGATGTATTCGGAGGTATGGTTCTCTATTGCAGGACGAAGAAAAGGCTTACCGTCAACATGACTCGCAACCAGCCGTTTTTTAATTGCTGGAACATATCGTCCGGGTTCCTGACTGTGTCCAAGTTCAACGTATGGCGCATATTCCACATTTGAACCTACGAGCATAGTGTCTTCGTCCTGTTTTTGATGTGTAATGCTACTTCTGAGTCTTCCAGTGTCAACAGGGCAAGCTTTCTTAGCGTATGTTTCTGCTGTCCCGCCCATCTTTTCCAGAGCGGCAATCTTCGCCGCTTCTGTCATGCGCTTTATTTGAGAAACGTTTGAATTGAATTCAAACACCCATGAACCTTTTGCCATTTTTATGCCGCCCCTTCCAGCCAGTATTCAAATTCTTCTTCCTCGCCATCATACTCTTCGCCGTACATTGACACAGATTCCGCATCCTTTGGATACTCATACCCCAGACTGCAACGGCAGTTCCAGATGTTTTCGTCTGTCGCATTTGGATCACCGGGAAACATAATCGGGCCAAGCTCACTATCAAAAGGAGTGTTTACCGGAGCAGTATGCCCGTCCAGCTCTGCGTGAGCATCACGGGTTCTATCGTCCCCTGTAGCAATCCAGAGCTTCAAGCAGACGATCCCTTGTTTGTTGCTCTCCCTCATTGCTTGCAATCGTCCGGCGTTTTGCGCTCCTGTCATGGCCGTTCTTGCGTATCGGATCATGGCTTTCATGTCCGTTGAAGCAGTATCCCGTGCCATTCTTTTTGCAATATCAGGTATGCTCTCTCCTTGAAGTATCCCTTGCATGATACAGTTGCGTATCGTTTTGACATTCCACGCTTCGCTTTTCCCTACGTCAACGTGTCTACGCTTGAGGAGTTCCGGTTCGTCTCGGACAAGCCGTGTAACAGTATGAGTATCATACAGACCGAAATTCATGCCAAAACCATGGTCTTTGTCTATGCGGAATTCAAAATAATTTGCTTGTTCCGCAAAGCATTCCACTTGCTCACCGTGCACAATCTTGACCGCTTCACGTTCCACGTTTACAAGTGACATTGCCATCTGGCGTATCCTTGACTGCCACTGCTTATTCATGAACACTTGCCCGGTCTGCCACTGCCGATACTGTTCTTTGGTAATTTCCCCAGCGGCAAGGGCGGCTCTCTTTTGTGCATCTATGGCGTAGTGCCGTTTTAGGTAGTCTCTGGCTTTCTCGTGTAGGTCTTTGCTGGCTTCGGTGTATATGCTCTTCAGCTCCCGGCGTATCCGTTCCTCCCTGCGGTCAGTCAACCTCATGCCAAGATCAACCATGGGTTATTCCTCCTGCGGTTCCTGTTGGTTTCCGAAGCCGTCTTCCTGTTCACGCTTGATTCGGGCGGCATCCTCCATTTCTTTCTTCTTGAGGATATCCTGTATTTCGTCAACAGTGATGAACGGCAGTTTGGATAGAACTGTTTCATCGTCCAGATAGTTAGTGCAGGACATGACCATTTCAACTTGTTCCTTTTGATTGGAAATCCGATTCCGCTTGAACTGCGGTGTATCGTCAATGCCGTTCAGCTTCAGGATTTGCCGGACGCACTTGATTATCTGGTATTCAAAATCGTCCGCTTCTTCGTCCATTGGCTGGTAGGCGGCATCGACGTGGTCGTTGGTAGCTCCTGCGGCAACAGTGTGGACATCCAGCGCACCGAAGTCTTCATAGAGCTGGTTGCGGATTTCATCAAGGAACACTTTCCGTGACTCAGTAGGAACTTCCTGTGTGTAGGGCGTGACTTTGCTGTTTTCGTTGTCAATAACCGCAATATGGTTCAGCTTCAGCCTGTCCCGGAACTTTGCAAGACTTTCGTCTGTCTCGCCCAGAGCATTGCCGATAAGCCAGTAGATTTCGGCGCATTCCTGTAGATCGTTGGCAAAGCCGCTGTCGATAAGGTCATAAGCATCCAGCTTGTCCCTCATTCCGACAAGTGTGCTTTGCTTATGTTTATTGCCCCAAAGAGGAACGATAGGCAAGGACGAATAGTTTTCTTCACCAACGACAACATCCCCGTCTGCTTCTGATGTTGCGACAATCTGCTTATAAGCTTGTTTGTCCTCCAACAGCTCAATATCCAGCCCTTTGCTCCCCGGCTTGGTGTGGTACTTGGTGTACCCGTCCTCTTCATACAGTACGACAACGACAGGACGCTGATTCCAGTCAAGTGACCAGAACCGGATACCAGCTTTAAGAGAGCCGTCTTCCTCGTCCCAGAGCGGTACGAACTCCGTATATTTGAATACATCCCCATGGTCGTAGTTCCAGAAGATGAACGACACCCGATGAATCAGAGCGAGATAGGCCGCTGTATCCAGCATGGTGTCAAAGTCTGCACCAAGAAACTCCTTGGTAATATCTCTTTGGTGTTTTACGCCATTCTCAACTACTTCCTCGGTGTTAGTAAACGATACTCCATTGCCAAGGCTGTACGTTCTTCTCTGCGTGTTTAAACGGTGAAAAAGGTTATTCGCAAGCCTGTTGTTGCTCGCTGTGTAGTCTGGCACCTTTCTCCCGTCAAAAGTGTACAGGTATTTCACCCAGTTCTTGATGGTTACATTTCTCTGTGCTTCATACTCGTCCGCATCCAGAGCAATACGATATTCCGGGGAACTCCTGTGTTCGTTGATAGCCTGACAGAGGAAGTCGATAGTTTCTCCTGCCGCAACCGCCGCCTGATAGTCCTGAAACGTTTTCATGCTCTCACCTCTCAAAATCGTGATACATATTTGCTTGTTACGGGCTGTCCGGGCTTGCGCCATATCAGCTCAGTCCCATAACGTACAGCATCAATGTGGTGATTGTTCTTGTCCGGATAGCCGCTTATCAGCTCGCCGTCCTTGTCTCGCTCGTATTCGTAGGACGAGAACTCTTTCTTCGTGTCCGGGCATCGTACAGGGTCAATGACAATCTTTGTGAGCTGTTGTAGCCACTTCATGGAGTATTCCACGCTTCCCGGGCCTTTTTGCGCTCCTATGCAGTTCAGCCCGAAGCTCCGATAGTCATTGACACTCTTTGGCTCTGCGCTGTCGGCGATGATTCTGTCCTCGTGAGTCAGTCCCTTTTCCAGCACTCTGTCCGCTGTTTCCCTGTTGCCCTGTTTATACCCGGTCAGTTCATCGAAAATATACAGGATTCTCCGGGCGGCATCGTACTGCATCCGATTGAACGCCCACGGGTCAGGATAGAAACCCCAGTCCACGCCATTCTGAATCCTGTCAAAATGGCTAATCTCCTCATCCGTGATAGGACGAATTTCCAGATTTTCAAACACATCTGCGCCCGTGCCGACAGCCATTCCAAGGTATTCATGCTGGTACTCTCTTTCGTTCGTTGCCTTGATATATTCAGCTTCAGCAATAAACTGTTCTCCCAACCACTCTTTTGGCGCATCCAGATAGCATGATTTGTGGCACAGCCTGTCGCTCCTGATTTCCTCGCTGTCGAGATTCGCCCAATTATCACGGCTTATCGGGGGGTTGTACGACTCAAAGTTCCAGAACGTTTCCCCGCCACGCATGGTGGACTGTAATATTGTCCTGATCTCTTTCCGCCCGGCAAACTGGTCTTTTTCCTCAAAGTGAGTGAAAGCAATGTATCCAAACGGTGCTTTGATCGATTTGAGCTTCATTGGGTCATCTGTGCCACGGAACATGATCTTTTGCCCTGTCGGCCTGTAGATCAGCTCCATAGGGGAGACCCGGCTTTCCCAATAGTCTGCCATGCCCAGCTTGTCTATGCCCCAGATATACTGAGAAAACACACTGTCACGGATAGTGTCACGCACCTTTCTGAATACGCAAGCATGGGTGTTCGGGTGCATAACTATAAGGGCAGGAATCAGGATGGAGATACAGGACGATTTCAGCGAGCCACGACCACCGGACAGGTCATAGTGGGTATGTCCATGATGGAAAACATCATGCGCCAGATCATAGAACGCTGGCCCGATTATTTCCGAAATCTTTACGTCAGACATCAATCACAATCCTCACAGCATCTGCGCTGTTCTCTTTCGGCATATCCGCTGTCAGGTCTTTATAGGCGGCTGTCAGGTCACGGAGCTTGTATGACCGGGACATTTCCTCTGAATGAACAACCTGACCATACACTGCGCTCTTTTTGTCCTTTCCATCCCCGAACCTGTTATCGACAACGGTCTTTCTGGTTTCACTGCCGATGTTCTCTGGGAGGGCATCAATTTCACGTTCCAGTTGGCGCAACAGTTTCGCTTTGATTCTGGCGGCTATGACAGAGTTCTCTGCTATAGCATTTGCTGTTTTTTGCTGAACTGTTGCTATGGTCTTGCTTACAGTTTTGTCTCTGTCTTTCTTCCAATGTTCCCGATTCGCCTTCTGCATCAACACATCAGCAGAGACCCCGTGCTTATCAGCGAGCTTTCGTTGGCTGATACCGCCACCGATATACTCTGCTCGGATAGCATTCCAATCTGGTTTACCGATGGCGGTTCAGCCTCCTTTCATTCCACTTTTCTGCCGCGATAGAACTTGTATGTATGAACAAGTATCAAAACGCTGTTGAGCAGTATGGTACTCAGTGATCCAATAGTTACGCCGTAGATCACAAAAAGCATCGAACCTGCCATGTCGAATCCTCGAATAACCTTTTCCTTGTTGGATAAGAAGCCTATCAGGATAATAAGCGTTCCAACTATGCCGATAATTTCGTTATTCAAGCTCATCACCGTGCCTCATCTTTCTGGCGAGGTATAAGAAAGGCGTGTCACAGATGCCGATCACGCATTCAAGCAGGCAAGTGGCAAGCCCCATGCTGACAATCTGGGACATGCTGAAGGTTGGATAAAAAGCAAGAATGTAGAACAGAAAGTTTTCAAGGCAGTTGCATACGATTGTAGCAACGTTATTCCTCAACCAAAGGTACTTCCCTCCGGTGAGTTCCTTGATCTTCGCAAAGAGCAAAACATCACACCAGTTTGAGATAAAGAACATGACCGCACTCGCCGCCGTGATTCTCAGGCTCATTGTAAACAGCCGCTGAATCGCCGGGTCTGCAGAGTCCGGTGCAGAAGGCGTATAAAGGCGGCAAATTTGCGTACAGGCAATGAGGGCTATATCTGCCGCAAGGCCAATCCAGACGCCTTTTTTCGCCACGTTTTTGCCGTAGTATTCGCTAAGTATATCAGTCGCAAGGAATACCGATCCGAACATAACATGACCAGCGGCGAGATTGAGTCCGAACAGTTCGATGTTTTTGGCTTCAAAGATGTTGGCGAAAATAGTAGCAACAGCGATCCACGCCATGATCCCGGCTTTGCCGAAGAACTTCTTGGCAAGAAGAAGCAGTCCGAAAGCAACGATGATTTCCAGTACCAGATAAAGATGATTCATAAAAGTCTCCTTTCCGTTTTGTGTCCTTCATGGGGGCATTGCAGTTTCAGGGAGAACGTATCGTTCTCTGTTGTGATGGAACTGCTATCCGTAGTCCCGTTTTTTCAATACGGCCCACCTCCTTTCAATCCTGATTTCCTGCGGCTTTGCTATACTCGTATTTCAATAAATGCCCGGCGAACCAGTAATTCGAAAGATATTTGATTCTGGTGGGAGTCGCTTCTGCGCCCCAGCTTTCAACCATAAAACGTACCCTGTCACGTATCTCTTCCATTTTCTCCGGTTTAAGAAAGTTGACATTGTGTCGGCATATCCTTCCATGTCTGTTTGCTGAAACCCATGACGTCGAATCCGATGAAGAACAGAATCGATTCTCTTTGAGCATTCCAAGCTCCGTACAACCGAGAAGATGAATATCAATCTCTGGTTTCTTGTTCTTGATATAACTTGCGAGACGGTGCGTATCCTCTTTGTACGTTTTCGGTTTCACAATGCGAAGTTCCGGAACAGAAATGGCGATATAGTCCGAGAATTCTATCAACCTATCCAGTCCATATTTGCCATCTTCAAAGTGAAAAACATTGATCACTGTGTTCGGTATTTCATCTCGCATCTGATACCTGAGTTCCCATGCTAAATCAGTTCCGAGTAGTTTTTGGCAATCGCACTCAACGCAGGCTATGCTTTTATCCAATTTATTCTCAAGCACAAAGCGAACAATAGCATCTTTGTATCTGCGGATAAATTTCTCATCCGGGCGAACGTCCTTGCATGCGCCAAACATCAGCGAGAACAAGCCGCTATCCATAATGATGTGTTTGGCAAACTTCGGTAATTCCTTATGCGGAAACACCTCTTTGAGCAAAGTGATTCGTCCCCATTTAATGTTAAATTGATCCATGATGAAAGGCAGTACCGTGAACAGATAGTACTGAACTCCGGCATCCTTCAGAATGTAGGAGAAGTCCATATTTTCTGCTCCAGCGAAGTGCACCTTGAGGTTCTCCCCATATGTGCCATGATCTCTCGTTGCGATCATAATTCCTCCGGGTTGTATCCTGCTTCTTTCAGCAGATTCATCACTTCATCCACCTGATCCTGAGTTCCACAGACAACCCGAACTCCAAGCACTACAGGCTTTTCCTTTGCTTCAACTCCACGGTCAAAGAAATCGTCCACATACGTATCATTCGCCATTCCTTCAAACGTGAATTTGAGGTCGCTCATGTCGATGCCGCTAATATCCAGCGAAGCAAGTTCTTCTTCCAGCTTTGAGAAGTCCCATGCGGACATTTCTGCGCTTCTGTTGTGCCTGATAGCGTACTCTTTCCGCTGTTCCTCGGTGAGATGGTCAAGACGGATACAGGGAACTTCCGTCAAACCAAGCTCCAAGGCGGCAATCTGCCGCCCGTGACCCTCAACAATTAAGTTATTGTTTCCCCAGACTCCGATTGGATCATTGAACCCATCAGCAAGGATGCTCTTCTTGATTCCTTCAATGTCGTTGGGTGCATGTTTCCGGGTATTGTTCTCATAGGGAGTAAGATCAGAAGGGTTCAGATAGACGATTTCCAGTTTGTTCACGTTGCGTCCTCCTTTTTCGCAATGCGTAACTCGTATCCGAGAGGTTTTAACAACTGCGTAAGAACAGTGAGCTTGCAGTCTCCTCGCCGGAACATATTGCTAACCAGTTTGCCATACTGGTCATACCCTGACCGTCTGCACCAATCCGTCTGAGTCAGCCCTTGCTCTCTGGCAATGCGGTCTGCTTGGCAGATCAGATCATTCGCTTCCATTGTTTCACCTCTCTTCGTTTGCAGGAAGGAAAAAAGTGTCAATTTTTCCAATCTGGATGTTTTGCTTGTTTTTGATTTCTTTTGCTTACTTTTGTTGGTTTTTGTTTTATTTTGCTTGTGTTTGTTTGGTTTTGCGGATGGAAACTCGCTGGAATTCTTTAATCCGCAGTACACCGTTTACCGCTTGTTCCGTTCTTGCCGATTTCGTCTTCTCCAATAAGGCATTTCTGCTTTATTTGTGTAAGACGATTGCTCTAACTGTTTCTTGGCGTTTATTCTGGCTCTGTAAGCTTCCCAGTCCTTGTACTGTATACAAACACCATGACAAGTCATTGTGCGTTGATCACAGCCTTTGCACGGGCATGCTGGGGCAATAAATGACTCAGAACGGGAGTTCATCTGTTTCCACCACCATCATTCCGCTTTGAGCATCATATACGGGAGCTTCTTGCGGCTGGCCTGTGCCGGGTTCATCATTCCGAGAAGAAAGGAATTCCACTTCGTTTGCCATTACATTCAGGTTTGCGTAAGTCTTTCCGTCCTGTCCTTGATAGGTATTGACGCTGACAGCTCCAACGACAGACACTTTTCTTCCTTTTGCAAGATATTTGGAACAGTTTTCTCCAAGCTTGTTCCAAGCACTGACCCGGAAATAATCGGCTTCGGGTTGTTGATTGTTTTGGGTTTTCCTGCGGTTCACCGCTACTGTAAATGAGCAGACTGTTGCGCCGCTGGGTGTCGTTCTGAGTTCCGGATCACGAGTCAGGTTTCCAATAATGTGCAGACTGTTCATTTTTCGTACCTCCCACAAGATTCAATTTCGTGGCATACGCCGCCATGATATAGACACATTGGCACCAGCATTTCTCTAAACTCAGGGTATTTCTCGACCACACATAACCTCATCGCCATAACCACATCCTGCGTCTTTTTGCTTGCCTTGCCACACAAGCGTTTGTTGGCGACAATCATCAACTCTTCTGCGTTGCAGTAGAAGATCATGTTCACTGGCGTGTTTCGGGGAGCAAGATCACCGTCTATCCAGTCCTGCCTGTCGTTCCGTAAGGACGATACGAAAGGTACAGCGTGAACGTGTCGCACAAGGTGAGTCGCTATGTTGCTCGGAATGTCTTCAATCAGGAAAGCAAAGTTCAACACCCGGATAGGACTGTGCCTTGCCCGGAGAATCTTATACAGCAGTTTGCTTGATATAGGCTTTTCCGGGGCTTCTGTCTTGCCCATTGTTACCCAGATAGCATGGAGACAGAGCTTCAGTTCTCTATCTTCCGGGCTATAGATCATGGTTACTTTCATGCTTCCTCCCTGTGTAATGACCGCTCGGCATTGAATCCTTCTGGATACCTGCCCATGAGCTTCTTTATGTTGTGAACAGCAACTTCTTCCAGCGTATAGCCCAAAGCTGACGCAGATTCAGCGATGTACCAAAGCACATCTCCGAGTTCGTCTAGCATCTTTTCCCGGATTGCCCTTCCATCCTGAAACTGATTCTTTTTAAGCAGATCACAACACTCTCCGGCTTCTCCTGCTAATCCAAGGCATCCGTTCATCAGGTGTTCATCTGGTGAAAGAACTGTACTGCTTGTTCTTGCGGCTTTTCGCTGATAATCATTTAATTCCATGTTTTTCCTCCTTGACACGCTTTTCCATAAACCACGCTAAAAAACTCTCGGCACACTCCTCGCATAGCTCCCACTTCAGCGGACGCTTCTCTTCCGACAGAAAAATCGGGTCAATCCTGTGCCGCTCATGCACAATCCTCTTAATCCGGCCATATTCAGGAATGATCGCACCGCACCTGTCACAGATTTTTTGTGTTCCCACTTGCATCACCTCCATTTCATTATTGCACCGGTCAACACCCCGAGCAGAAATATCAGGATCAGAATCAGGATCGCATCCGTCATAGCTTACCGCCTTTCCCCATCAGCACAGAACCAATCGTCAGAATGATACCCATATTCGCATTCATGATGTTGGTTTCGTTTCTTGCAATCCTTGCATCTGATTAGCTCCCGTACAACCTGACCGACCGCAGGCATCGATACAATATATTCTTTCATTCGCTTCGCCTCCTGTCCTCATAAATTGCCATCATATGCTCTTTCAAAAGATCGCACGTTTCGCAGTCTTCATACAGACCATCCGATCTGTTGCATTTGTAAAGCGGACAATCAGCTATTAATTGACCATGGAACCAACATTTCTCATTATCGCAATCCACGCACGGGATATTTCGTTTGCATTCTGTAATCTGAACGTTCATTACCTCTTACCGGTCTTTCTTGAGTATAAATTTAAGCACTTCGTCATGATTGCCTTCTGGCTTTTTTCCAAACTCATCTGAAAATTCCTTAAATTCCTTTACAGATAAAGTTCTTTCAGCAATCCAAAGAAT